TCAGCTTCCCACCTAGTTTTCTCTTGTAACCTAGCACAATCACACTTGAACATTAAGAATGTTAATATTCTATCTATATATTCAACAACACTACTATTACGTTTGTACCTATCTATGTAGCAAACCTCATCTTCTGACATTCTTGTACCGTCAACATTACCTGCATCTACTTGACACTTAACTAGAGAATACATTTCTAGTAACCTCTCTTTGAAGTCCTCCCATAGAGCAACATTAATCTTGACATCATCGTCACAACGAGACTTCATTAGTCTATCATGTTCTTTTTGTTCTTCATCATTACTAGGCTTAAATGCCCATTGGTCTTCTGCTACTTCTACTTTCTTTATACCATAATCTTCAAAGAAACTATCAAGACCGTGTTGTTTTCTTTTAGTGTTAAGATACCAACTTAAAGCTACAGTATCTATCACCATTAACTTAGATAAGTCTATTTTCAACAATTTCTCAACAGCAGGCACATCAAACCACTTACCGTAATGGGCTACTACTGGTATCTCATTGTCTATATGATAATTAAAAAACTTAATCCATCTATCTAATTCATTTCCAAGTAAACTTCCTGATTTACCATCTTGCATCTTATAAGAGAGTATATGAAACATAGATATCTCATCTAGTAACCCATCCCCCTCTATATCGAATACTGTAGCATTTTGCCAATTATGTATTTGTTTCAAAATTCCTCCTAAACTCTCTTAACTTTTGGTTTTAAACTTACCTCCTTTTCTTTAAAGAAAGTATTCTTATCATACATTGTATGTGTTTGGTTATCATAGTACCAGTAACCACAATTACCAGACCAACCAGACCACCTAATCTTAGATGCAGATACTATGGTTGTATTCTTCACTACATCATCATCTGAGTGCTTATCTCGTATACAAAAGATATTGGCAGCACCAGACTTGGCTATAGCACTAGTACCCATAATGTCATCCTCACGTAGTTCTCTCAAGATGATGTTACCCTCCTTATCTCTCAGGGTACTGCTTACCTTTCTAGTGTGGTTTATATTTATAAAGGTTACTCCCTCCTTAACCATAGCCTTCTGCCACTTCATAAATACTGATTGTTCTTCATTACTAGAACCGTCTAAGAGATCTTGAATAGGGTCAAGTACAATTAATGTACAACCATACTTCTTATAAAGAAGCTCACACTGTTTTTGTGCTTGCTCTAATGTCCCATCTCTCTCATCTAGTAAGTGCCACCTTGGAGCGCCATGTTCATCTTGCCACAATTCTTTTCTCTTTGCAACAACTTCAGGAGTATTTAGGTAGTCTACAGCCTCCTGACCTACCTTGTATAATTGCAACTTCTTACCAATATGCCTAGATAACATAGCTAATCCATACTGACCTGCATTTAACTCTAGTGTAACAACACCCATCTGTACAGGACTATTAAAAATCCAGTGATATATCATCTCATTTATAGTTGTAGTTTTGCCAACTCCAGTTTCGGCCGTTATATTTACTATCACAGCCCCCTCACCAGTAGGTATACCACCTGCCATTCTATCTTCCAACTCAGACATAAAACTGGGTAGTGGTATCTTGGGTGCAAGTAGTGCTTTTATGACTTCTTCGTCCAAGTCATTAGATGTTTTAATACCAGAAGATACCAATTCCTTAGCCTCAAAGTAATTACTAATAAATAGTTTACTCTGCTTCTTCTTCAACATCTCATTAGGGTCTCCACCAGACCATGTAACTATCTTAACTTTACCTTTAGGCAAAACCTTAGCACTATTCTTAGCAGCCTCAATACCAGCTGTATCGTTGTCATACCCGAGTATAATATTCTCAAACTGGTCTAAGTATTCATAGTTCCTTTTAAGTTGATTAGGTGCTGAGCCTTCACCAGTAGTAGGACTGACTACAGCAGGAACAAAATGTTCTTGGTCTCTACTCTTATAATAATCAAGTAACATTTGATAGGCTGCTGCTTTATCTTCCTCACCACCCACAATAATAACAGTACGACCGCCACCTCTAAACTTAGACATCCCTGATAAATCATTTGTACTACCAGTGGAACCTTTATTTCCGTACCTAAAGTTCTTAGGGTGGTTTCTACATTTATACCCTTGTATCTTACCTTTAAGAGTTTCAGGGTAGTATCTAGCCTTAACCTTGTTGTTCTCATCTAGTTCAGTTAAGTGACCAAAGAACTCACTAATATCATCTCGTATACCTCTGTAATTATTACTTACATAACCTATAGAAGCTATAAATTCTTTAGCTTCCTTAACTGTTATTGGGTCTTTCTTTGGTTGTTTCTCAAAATGTACTCTCTCTGTGACTTCACCACTAGTAGGGTCAACCCCTAATTCAGCAGCTAAGGATGAACCATGTACTTCTTCTTTAGTGAACACTTGATTACATGATCGGCAGTATACATCATACCAAACATTACCATCATCATCTAAATGTTCATAGCAACCTGCGGCATCGGAGGACTTACAATCTTTCTTACCTTCAACCTCAGAGCCTATACAGTGTTTATTTCCAATCCAATCACCATTTTCTTCACTCACCCTTCACCTCCTGTTTATCCCACAAAGCCTTACGCATCAACTTAACATTAGATTCCATCTCTTTTAACTCTGCTTCTAATTCTCGCTTAGTATCGCCATGTCTAGCTATTAAGCACCTTAATTCTTGCTTAGTATAGTTGTCATATTTGTTATTCATAAGTCCCTTCTTCTAACTTAATTAATAAGTGTTGTGACAAACTCTGTCTTAACTCTAACTGTTTACCTGACCATTTATCATTATGTTTAAGGTACCCTCTCACAGGATATGAGACGTTCCCTGTGAATTCAGTCCAACCTCTGCAATTATTAATTACAAAGTCGTAGCCATTACAGTGTAGAATATCATTTAAGTATCTACATAATCCAAAGTAGTAACTTATACCTCTTAAATCCCCTTGTATAATATTATTTAAACACTTTTTTAGTAATCTTAAGTCTCTATCACCCATAATTATCCTCCACAACTATATTATTATCTTTTCTATACTTATGTTCATCCATAAGTACATTAAATATCTTCCTATTTAATTTTGACTGAGTTCTGATAATATTAATAATATGTTTATTACTCATATCTTTTAATAGAATATACTCCATAGGCTTAGTACCACACCTACCTTGGTTTCCCCACCTAAAGTGTTCTCTAATTAATTCAATATCATCTAAGTCATAAATTCTTAAATCCTCTACACCTTCTGCTGAGTAAGTACCTCTTGCATAATCTAACCCACCATCTACAAAGTATACACAACCTGTTTTAGTGTCTAGATAACTCTTATAATCATGTTGATGTCTACTCTCAAGATAAGTACCATCTGGTGTACGTAAAGCATTAACTAGTAATTCAGCATCTTCGTAGCCAATCTTTTCATCAAACAATGTACTCCTGTGTATGGTGACTGTACTCTTTTTAAATTCTTCCACCCAATCAATTTGTGATTCACTCATGTTAGTCTCCTACTAAAAATAATTAAACATTCCATCTACTTCTGATTCCTTATCGAACCAATATCTAAGGTAATGATACTCTGTTGCTAAATCTAAGTCAACATTATTTTCAGTTAATGATAATCTTTCCATAATAATATCCATATCTAAACTTGTATAACGTTCATCAAACTCAGGCTTCCAGTCATTCATATAAGTTTTCATACTAAATGTAAACTCTTCTACGTCTCTATTCATAATTGACCAGAATAATTTATCGTATGTAGGTGTATCTAAAGTTTCTACAATAGTTTTCAACTCTGATTGGTCTACATTCTTTAGCCAGTTGGTAATCATATTTAGTTTAATTTTATTCATTATTAATATCTCCTTAATAGCCCCTATAAGGCGTTAAATTGTTGTAGGTATACATTGATACCATTTTCTTGTTAAAGTTGCTTAGAATGCTTGTGAGGAACTCTAAGAGGGTGTATCACTGTAAGATATATCATCTTCTTTTGTCT